AAGTGCCCAAAAAACATGGAGCAATTATATATTCTCTTCTTCTGGATCCAATAACCACATTTTGTGCTCTTTCATTTTGGCCATTTTCAAATGACCTTTGATCCAATTAAAATGAACAAGCACCGCTGTCTCACGAATTTTTTCCACATACTCATAAAACATTTTTCCATTGGGATACTTCTCCAAAGGAAGAGCGTTCATTTTGCAAAACGGTTTTACAAACTTATTAAAGTACGATTGATCATTATTATCAAGTGCACATGTCATGTATTTTTTCTTTCCTTCCTCTGAAACACAATCGTATAAGTTTATCATTTGGTTTGTTGATTTGATGAAAAGGTATCCAGTACACATATTAGTTATATTTTTATTTTCTAATGAATCATTTTGAATCCAGACATCATCTGTTGCATTTTTCATCCATTGCCGCAGATCTTCTAATGGATTCTTTTGAAAGACTATGTCTCCATCAATAAGTAACACATTTTTATTCAAAGAGAGAATCCGATATATGAGTTCCAATTTCAAATAGCAAATCTTATCATATCCTTTTGTATTCCATGGACAAAACTTTCCCAATACTTTATCATTTATGCAATAAGGCTGATATCCTAGATTGGTAAGAATGTCTGCACTTTTTTTATCAATACATACGAGAAATAGTTTATGATCCAGACCATATGGCTTTAGACTTTTTAGCATGTTCAGCGTGTATAAAAGATATCCATGATTGGTGACAGTAGTAATGATTGTCTTTTCATCTTCTAATAAACAGTGTTGAAGATCCGCTATGGTAAGTGGAATAGACATATGTACTCTATGAAAAGCAACTTTATATTAGATTTAAATATTTATAATAAGTATAATGAAAACTAGAAAGAACAATAAAAAGAGGAAAGTAGGAGGGGAAGTAATGTTTAATGAGATGAAAATAGAAACTTCCAATAATTCTTGGGTGAATAATATTAACACACGATCCCGATTAAGACCTACAACATATTCATCCTTGCCTACGCCCACACCTCCTAAACAACCACGTGGCAAAACAAAAAATCCGCAAACATTAAAAAATATTTTAACAGTAACACGACGTAATGTAAATAAAAATGGAAATCCTATTGATAAGAATGTATTGATATATGATGTTGCATTAAAGCAAATAGAATGGATTATGGATAGTTTACCAATTTTTGGAAGTAAAGATTATAAAGATATAATGAATAGAATTCGTAAAGATATTGAAAAAATAAAAGAAGAATCAGAAAGACCTCTAAATAATGTAATAGAATATAATGTAAATTCTATTATTGATATTATTGACCGTCTATTGTATATGTTAGATCATCTTAATAAAATGACACAATCAATTATGGATAAAAAATTAGGAACAAATCTACAAAAGCGAAATAAGTATACACTATATAAAATAGTTGGAGAAGATATTGTGCGAATGTATGCATTTTCTATAGCATATACGCCATATTTTAAAGATATGCGCAAAAAACTTGTAAGCAGAGGTTGAAAATATTTCTATAAAATAATTTTATGCCCTATTTGTGTTATGTATCTGCTAATAATTACCCACATGGTTTACTTCGGCACTAAATTTTGATACATATGATATAAATATTCTATACCTTGCCAAATAATTTCATCTGAACATGTGTAGTTTAGAAAAATAGTATCGCCGTGTCCTACAGAATTTACCATATATGTTGAATCATTTATTTTGTGAGCTGTAAGAATAATCATTTTAATATCCATATCAATTTGGAGTATACCAGGAACAATCACAATACCAGCGGGGATAGAAGTTCCAGCCGCTTTAGATTTAATGGCCCCTTCTAAATGTGCAACATCAATCATCTTCAAATCTTCAAATAAAATACGCATAGTTTGATAAAAATCAAGTGAATAGAGATGGTGTAATTTAATTGCAGGAAAGGTCATTTTATTATTATCTCTTTGTTGCTTTAGATACTTAAGGCGCCATTTCTATTTTAGAGTCTAGAATGGTTCTTTCACTCATAGATCTTCTTCCAACTCTACAAGGAAAACGTGTATTTATTCGGTCAGATCTCAATGTACCTGTAGAGAATGGACAGATTACCGATGATACACGAATTCGTGCATCTTTGCCTGCTATTAAAATGTGTCTGGAAGTGGGAGCAACGGTGATAGTGACATCTCATTTTGGTCGCCCCAAAGAAGGACAATGGACACCAGAATCAAGTTTAGAACTTGTTCAACAACGAATGGAAGTTCTTCTTGGCAAGACAATTCCTCTTGTACGTGATTGGTTGGAGCCACATGCACTCACTTTTTTGAAACCTGGTCAGTTTGCCTTATTGGAAAATTGTCGTCTTAATATGGGCGAGAAAACGAATGATACCACATTGTCAAAAAAGATGGCAAATCTGTGTGATGTATATGTGAATGATGCATTTGGCACTGCACATCGTGCAGAAGCAACTACAGCAGGAATGGCTGCATTTGTTCCTATTTGTTGCGCAGGACCACTTATGACTGCTGAATTAAATGCTATTCATAAGGCTCTGGATCAGCCAAAGCGACCTCTTGTTGCGATTGTAGCAGGCTCTAAAGTTTCTACCAAACTTACCATTTTGCAATCGCTTGCTAAAAAAGTAGATGAACTAATTGTTGGTGGTGGCATTGCCAATACCTTTCTTCTAGCAAAAGGATATAATGTTGGAAAATCACTAGTGGAACCTGCTTTGGTGGAAGAAGCACGCAAAATCATGGATAAAATGGGATCACGCCTTCATCTTCCTGTGGATGTGGTGGTAGCAGATTCTTTTTCAAAAGATGCACGTTCAGTAATCAAGCGAATCAAAGATGTAGGTGACACGGATATGATTTTAGATGTTGGACCTCTTACATCAGATATATTGGATCCCTGGATTAAACATGCAAGTACCATTGTGTGGAATGGACCTCTTGGTGTATTTGAATGGCCCGCTTTTCGTCAAGGAACATGGCGACTTGCATCTGCCATTGGATCATCTAAAGCATTTTCATTAGCAGGTGGAGGTGATACATTGGCAGTAATTTCGCTCTTTGCAATGGAGGACAAAATTGATTATTGCTCAACAGGCGGTGGAGCATTTTTAGAAGTAATGGAGGGAAAAGAGCTTCCAGCCATTCAAGCGTTAAATCCTGGCTCCACTGCAATCTGATTTAGTTGTAATTGTAATCGTTCAATAGATTGTTGATGTAACTCTAATGCTGTTAGAATGGTATCATATGCTTCATTAAATACAGTTCGTTTTTGATAAGCAGCATGACCGACACGAATAACTTCTACACACATCCATATACCAATTCCCGCCGCTAATCCATAAATAAAATCAATAGATGGGGTCCACATTATTAATTACATTTATATCATTTATTTATACTGTTATGTATTTATAAATTCTATAAACAAAATAATAAATTGAGGGTAGTCTTTTACTAAAAAATTAAAGGTGGAAACATGTAGTATGGAACTTGCCGCTCTAGCTGGTCTCCTTGGAGCAGGATATGCCATCTCCAGAGCGAGTCAGAAAAAAGCAGGCATAAATGCGAAACAAGGAGGAATGCCTATGCAACCACAAATGAATCCCTATCAACAAAATATGGCAGCTGCACGAGGACGCCCTCCTGCCGATCGTGAATATCCACTTTTAACCACCCCTCAAACTCGTGAAGGGTTTATGCCAGCGGCAAGAGGTCTTAATTCAGATGCTCTCACACTTGCACCAAAGGGCGCTGCCGCCGTTGGATTTGGACCTGAATTGGATATGATGTATCAAATGCCAAATGGTCAAACCTATCCATCTGAACCAAGCAATGGGCCATACGGTACTGCTTTTGGTTATGGAACATCTAATACACCACCTTATGCCCCTGGACGTGTCCCGGGCACAAAACCATCTCCCTCTCCGATTGATTCTAATGTTCCTATGGTGGAATACCGTTCAGATAATACAGAATCATTTGCTAATTATATTGACAGTGATTACGTTGTGTCACCATTATCTGGTCAACGCATCCCTTCCAATGAATTTAAACACAATAACATGCAACCTTTCTTTGGAGGTCGCATTAAACAAAATATGGCCCCTCAGGCAAATGTCGGTGTATTGGATGCCTATAATGGAAATGGATCTACCCAAATGAAGAAACGTGAAGTGGAAAATATGTTTGAGACATCTCGTGCTCCTTATGGAAATCCATATGGTATGGAAGATAATACCGATTTCTTCCAGTCTCGTATTGCTACACAGGCACCTATTGCTCGTAATGGCGAACGTCCATTTGAACCTACCAAGGTTGGATCAGGAATTGGTGAGAAGTTCGGCTATAATGGTAAGGGTGGATTTCAACAATTGGAAATCAACGAAATCATGCGTCCAAAGGATACTAATGATCTTCGTGTCATTTCCAATCCGAAGGAAACCTACGATCGCCCTATGGTACCTGGTCAACATTTTATTGGTGTGAATGCGGAAGTCAGTGATGTGGGTGAAGTTCGTAAGTACAAGCCTGACACCTTCTACATTGATGAATCAGGTGAGCGATTCTTTGTTACTACTGGTGATTTGATCAAGGAAACCGTGCGTTCTACTCAGGTCTTGCCTCACACCACACGTCCTGAAACCTCTGTGGAATATGAAGGTACTGCATCTTCTCAGGATTTTGGTGAGAGTTATGTGACTGGATCCTATCGTTTGCCAATGTCGCAACAATATGGCGGCGCAGGTTATCGTAATGCCGATATGACAACATACTATACAAAAGATGTTGCTGGAAGTGAAGCTGATTATGGTAAATCTGCTATTGAAATTCGTCCAAATGAACGTAATGAAACATCTGAACGTGTAATGGCCCTGAATACGGCTCCTGCTGACAATCAGTTGGTAACTACTCATTTTACAGATGATGCCCGTCCAACTCGCCGTGGTGAAACGGTGGGCAATATTCGCATGTCAGGTACACCGATTACTTATGCTGAACGTGCACCCGCTATTACAGTATGGGATCCCAAGGATATTGCACGAACAACCGTTAAAGAATCTACTATCTATTTGGATCGTATGGGTATTATGGGAGGTGAAGGCATGTCGGCTCCAAACAAGTTGAAAGTGTATGATCCAGATGACATTGCTAAGCCAACCCAGAAGGCACAACTTTCTAAGAATTTAGCATGGACAGGCCCAGGTGGAAATGGCGCATGGAATGACAATATGGATCCCACTTTTGCCTATAATATGCGTACTAATCCAAACAAGGAACAAATTGCCAGAGGACGTAAACCAATTGCAGGATCAGGTAACTCTGCAACCTTTAATGGTGACCCTGGCAAGCAATGGTCTAAGAAATTGGATACGGACGTTATCAATGATCGTGCACTGGCCATTAATCGTTCATTGGATCTCACACCAGGTGTGGGTGATATTGGTCGTATGGAATACCGTGTTCCATTGAAATTAGATGTCAGCCGTGAGCGTAATACCTATTCTGCAGTAGAAGCGGTAGATAACAATCCGCTAATGCAGAGTTTGAGAAAGAATGCAGAGATTGATGATGCTGCTATTCGTGAATACCGTCAATATTTGTCGGCGCATTAATGATGTGTAATATTTAAAGAATGTAAAGACTTTACCTATCTTTATATATAGTAATGCCCCGAGCTGGAAAACGTAAAACTAGTGGTGATGTACCAGTTACACAAGATGTACATGTTGTACCAGTAGAGCCAGTTGTACCTATTGTATCAGTAGAGCCAGCTGCACCCTCCGAATCGCATCCAAAAGAAGGTATCCATACTCCAAAAATCAGCATTAAAGAAACATTACATACTCATACCACTCACATGGAAGAAATAATTCATGATACATTGGATCAACATATTGCATCCATGGATAATAAAATTCAAGATGCACTACTGGTTAGCTCATCCGAATTAGAAGCCAAAGTAGTAGAACGTCTGTGTAATTATAAAGCAGATGTAGATGCACATTTGTCTAAGGCCCTAGATGAATATGCAAAGAAAATGGAAGTGATTTGCAAAAATGCAAAGAATATTGATACTCATGTAAATGAATCATTGTTTGCACATTCTATTAAACTAGAACGCTTAATGGCGGATACAAAAGTGCCCGAGCCTGTTTATCAAAAGCAATTTTTATACGGCGTGCTTACGGGTGGATTTGCAGTAGCATGTAGTTCCGCATTATTTTATGTACTTCAAAGCAAAAAAATTCATTCCCTGCTCTTTGGGTAAATAATATGAGATGTGTATAGAATGGGTCAAGGTGCATCGGCTAATCAAAAACCATCTAATTCATCGGCAGCGTCGGCTGTACCAGCTTCTATGCCATCTGCTGTACCATCGCAAGCGCCGTCGTCAGTACCATCCGCTATGCCATCAGGATTGAATTATAAGCCACAATCACAAGGCGGAAAGCGTTACAGAAAACGACGTGGCGGTGTAGCGCCACTAAGTATATTTGATGCGCCACAACATCAGCCATCTCAGAAAATAATGAATTGGGCTACTACGGCGGGTGGGTCTCGTAGACGTAAACACAAGAGTCGCCGTCATCGCTCTCGTAAACACAAATCACGAAAACATTAAATGATAAAGGGTATAAACACATTTTATATAATTACAGATAATGGACAATACACCCATTATCCTTACAGGTCCTCCTGGATGCGGTAAAAGTTACTGGATCCAGAAGTATGCAGAAGAAGTACGAAAACAGCTCTTTGTATGCCCTTGTCGTAAAGATCGTACCCTCCGTGACGGACGTCAAAAGCTTCATATTTGGGCCCGACGAACAGAGCCCGCTATTTTGTGGCTAGAAGGCGCCGATGATTTAACACCAGAAGCCCAGGCATTTTTACGTCGTATTTTGGAGACACATGCATCCGATGTGCTCTTTGTACTGGAATGCAGAGATGCAGGGCGCCTACAGGAACCTATTCGGTCTCGGTGTAAAATTAAGAAAATGCATGCACCAACTTGGAATAATCTAGAAGAATATCTAACAAGCACTTTTAATGGAGTAAATACAAATGAAATTCAGTCCTATTTGAAGAAGAATGAATATTCCTATCGTCGTGCCAAACAATGTGCATTTTTGCAACTACAGTCTCCCGAATTATGGAAACAAACTGCAGAGCATCGTATCATTGAAAATAATGAAATAAGTGCACTTTCACCTGATAAACTGGTAGAGTACATTAAAAATGGTTACAATCCTGAAACACTTATTAATTCATTATTATCCAATGAGGTATTATTAAAGGACTACGGTAAATGCATGGAACTATCTGGTTCATTATGGGCATTTTTGGGTAGTGCGTTAGATAAGGTCCAGACAACACCAGAGAAGGAAGAAGAATGAATAGAGGCTCAGATTCTATTGTATCCGTCTACTCGGATGCTCGTACAGAGTATACCAAACAATTGTGCTTTTTTCTTGTCCCCGCTTATTTCCAGTTCTTTGTTGAATTACTTGAAAAGGCCAAACAGGCAATGGTACAAGAACCAAAAAAAGCACTTTGGCAATTTCAGAATTATTTGAATGAGATTCATGATTGGAATATGGAGAAGGTGAATAATGAAATTCATACCATTCTTGTAAATTCAGGGTGTGATTACTTAGAAGATCTTCTTACGGCTGTATTCATTGCGCATACCAAAGTGCTAACTGCAATTCGGCTTTCTTCCAATAACAAAAAGGTGGAAATTAATATTCCAAAGGTGGAACACTTTTTGTTTAAGGTATTGTGTGAATCCTCAAAATTATTATGGAGTTCTACATATTTGTTCCGTGAAGGTATTTCTGGAATTGAGAAGCAGCAGAATTACCGAAGTATTGAAGGTATTTTGAATGAAGGTATTCATCAAGCAGTGCGAAGTTTGGTTCCTGTGAAGTCTATCTTGAAGGATTTTATCAATGGAGGCGATGCATCTTCTGTTGCAGAACCGGTTGAAGAGGATAGTGATGATGAAGATACAGAGAAAACAGTACCAGATGTTACTATTTCTAAACCAGATATACCTTTAACTACTCCACCTGAAGTGACATTAGAGGCACCAAAGCCAGTTATTACACCCGTCGCAACACCGATTGAAGTCCCTATAGTTGAGCCAGTTGCAGCGCTTATTGCAACGCCTATTGCAGCGCCTATTGCAGCGCCTATCGCAACACCTATTGTAACATCCAACGCAACACCAGTCATTGTGCAAGAAAGCAAACTCAACGAG